GAACCTATAAATCTTAACTTAGAATACTTTAATAAACCTTATATTTATTCATCTAGAGGGATAGGTACACAAAGGCCAATTGTAGTAAATAATAGTAAATATATGTACAATTTTGGAGACTACAATGGTGAGCTTAACGATAATATTTCAAAAACAAATGTTAAACTAAAACTCGTAATTAATGGTAAGGATCAATTTACTGCAAGAAATTTGAAATACTTCACAAGAAAAACAATATGGGAGTCACACACGGGTATTGGATCAGGTAATTGGGGTAATATAGCGGTTATACCATTTGCACTTAATCCTGAAGAATATCAACCATCTGGAGCTGTGAATTTTAGTGTTCTTACTGATGTGAGATTAATTTTTGAAAATTTCGATTTAAGTACCAATGAACAATTAAACCCACTTGACATCTATGCAATAAATTACAATGTTCTTAGAATAGCATCGGGTATGGGTGGTGTTGCATTTTCTTAGTATTAATATTATATAAAAAATAATATTATTAAGTAATAATATTAATGGGTGGAGCAATTATTCAATTGGTTGCTTACGGATCTCCAAATATTTATCTTACAGGTGATCCACAAATAACATTTTTTAAATCGGTTTACAAAAGATATACAAACTTTTCTACTGAATCAATTGAACAAGATATTCTTGGTAATTTAGCTCCAGGTAATTTTGTTTCTGTAGTAATCGCACGTAACGGCGATCTTCTTAAAGGACTTACATTACAATATAATCCTAAAAATATATACAATGGCAATGAAGTGACCTATGAAAATGGAGGTGTTCCATCCAACTTGGGAAATACCATTTTTAAACAAATTGAAATTGAAATTGGTGGTAACTTAATTGATCGTCAATATGGTCTATGGTTAACTATATGGGATGACCTAACTACCCAATCATACATTACACCAAGCCCAACAGTTGATAGTCTTTTAAGTATTCAAGGTGCTATAGGAGCTGAACCTACTGTTAGTACACTTTATGATCGTATGAGTTATAACCATAATCAATTAAACACACAATTTAATTTAGGATTATACACTTCACTTAGTTATACTGGTACAACAAGTGCCTACAACGGTACTCTTTCTTATTTTATTAATCAATCGGTTGTTGTCCCAACGAGTGGATCATTTTCGTTGGTAATATCTAACATTAATAATCTGAACACATTTACAGATAACTCGAGATTATTATACATTTACTATTCTGGTAATAAGAATATATTCATTGAATATTTTGGAGTTACTACCACTTCAGGTGTTACTCAATTTTCAAATTGTATACCAGCAAGTCCAAGTACATATCCCTCATCACCAATACAATTGGGTACTAACGATGTAGTAGTACCTGCATATTATGTGTATACAGGGATACTAAGTCCCAATGATCCAGATCAACCAACAACAAATATAATTCCGACGAATTCAAACGATTACTTCAGTATTAGAATAAATAATCCCGATAATAATTGGTTTCATAATAGTAAGGGAACACTAACAATTTATGCGAGTAATCAATATTTTTATGTTACTTATGGTAATCCATCTGGAAATAGTTTTTATTATTCAGCAGAAGGTTATTTATTAATATTTAATTGTCTTGTTCAAGGAACTAGTGGACCAATACCAAGTACACCTATAGTATTAACAAGTAGTGATATAATAATTCCAACAGGTACAACTGATAATGTAAGTAGTACTAATTTATTAAATATCAATTCATTAATCAATGTAATACCAGCAAATAGTGGAACATTTACTCTTTGTTTGGAAAACTTGGTAGACATTAATTCTCCATTAATAGATAATATTCCTGTATCGGTTGTATTAATAATTGAAATAGGTGGTGTGAAGTATTACGCAATATGTAAAGAATATAATACAAGTCCTGTATACAATGGAGATAATCTAAAATATTATTACATTTTTAATAATGTTTACTTACTTAATAATTATCCGAGTACTAATATTACAATTCCAGATGATAGTATAACGGTAATATCTTATTATAATTACAATCTATCAGGTGCTCCATCTGAAGCATATGTACCCTTGCAATTTTGGTTCTGTAGAAATCCCGGCTTGGCACTTCCCCTGATTGCCTTGCAGTACCACGAAGTTAAAATTAATTTACAATTAGCTACATCAGAAGAACTCCATGCGACCAAGTATCAAGATGTTAATTTAACGAGTATCAAATTATTTGCAGAATATGTATACTTAGACTCCATCGAGCGTCGACAATTTGCTACCAACGCACACGAATATCTCATAGATCAATTACAATTTGATACATTTAATAATAGTTTTGTGAATAATTTATCAGGTGGAGAATTACAAATCAATATAAATTTTGCAAATAGTGTAAAAGAAATAGTTTTCTGTGGAACTCCTGTACCTTATGGATTTCTTAGTCAAGGTATAGCAACCCCCGTAGGTATACTAAACACCTTAACAGAAACAAGCAATGTACAGATGCAAATAACATTTAACCAGATTGCTCGATTTAGTGACCGAAATTTGAAGTATTTCACACGTAACCAGATATGGGATACTCATTCAGGTTCTGGATCATCGAATGGATTACCTGGAGAAGTTGGATTGGATAATATCGGTGTGTACTCATTTTCATTGAAACCAGAAGAACATCAACCATCTGGTACATGTAACTTTTCAAGAATAACGAACCCGAGACTTGTATTTTCAAATTTTGATCTTTCTGCTGGTGAGCAGATCAATTCATTAAATATATACGCAGTGAGTTACAACATTTTTAGAATAATGTCTGGTATGGGAAATATTGCATATGCATATTAATAAAAAAAGAATATTAAAGAAATAATAATATTAGTATTAATTAATTATGAGTTCAGGTGCACTTATTCAACTGGTAGCTTATGGTGCTCAAGATTTATATCTTACGGGTACACCTCAAATAACATTTTGGAAGTCTGTCTATCTTAGACATACAAATTATGCTATGGAAAGTATTCAAGTACCAATTTCTGGAACTATTAGACCTGGTTCGAAGGTTACTGTAAATATACCTAAATCAGGTGATTTACTAAAGAGATTATGGATACATTATAATCCAAGTCAATTAATACCAGCAGGAAGTCCAACAAATGTTAAATACATCTGTTCTGATTTGGGACATTCCCTGTTTAATCGATTGGAATTTGAAATTGGTGGACAAATGATTGATGTTAATTATGGAAAATGGTTATCGATATGGAGAGATCTTAACGAACGAAATCCATATGGATCTGCTGAAAGTATTTGTAATATATACCCAAATTATACCCCCTCATTACCATTATTAAATGAGTATCAAAATGGTAATATGTTTTACATGACAACTCAAGGTGAAGAACCTCCGTGTAATTACGTGTTTACTAGTAAAATTGTCAACGAGAATAACCAATCTGTTACATTTACAAATAATAATGGAACAAGTAATGGTAACTCGATGGTTTCAGGTGCAGCCAGCTCTGATCCAAACTTAGTAATACCTCCTTCTATTATTCCAATTAATCAACGATCACGTAGAGATTTTACTACTATGTATGATATAATGGGATATACACACATCGGAACACAGAATATCAATCAAGTTCAAGCACCTGGTGTCGATATTCTTTCATTAAATCTAAGGACCGCAAATGCACCACCAGATGCTTATATCCCCTTACAATTCTGGTTTTGCAAACATCCTGGACTAGCATTGCCCTTGGTAGCTCTGCAGTACCATGAAGTAAAATTCCACATGTCATTTGCAGATACTTCAATGTGGGTAAAACCTTATCCAGATACATCAGTTGTTACAAACATATCAAGTATAAAAGTATTTGCTGAATATATTTACTTGGACAGTACTGAGCGTAGACAATTTGCACAGAATGCTCATGAGTACCTCATCGATCAATTACAATTACAAACTATTAATAATAATGGAACATCTGAACATACCTCCTCATTTAATATAGAATTTAATCATCCAGTGAAGGAACTGATAATAACAGGTAACCCAGAATATTACGTTGCAAATAATAAATATGATCCAACATATGGGACATTTTTTGATATACGAAAGGAGTATCTAAATGGAAGAACTGCTGGTGGTGCAACACCTGCTCCAATTATAAGCAGTACACAGTTCCCCAATGATTACGGTAGCCCAGTATCACAAACAAATACTAGAATGAATTTATCTTTTAATGCAATTGAACGTTTTTTCCCTAGAAATTTGAAATACTTCACACGTGAACAGATTTATGAACATCATCCCAAAAGTGGTGGTGGTCATTATTTCACCGATGATATTGGAGTATACTCATTTGCACTTAGCCCAAATGATAAACAACCATCTGGCACTTGTAATATGAGTAGAATTGATAGAGTTACTATGAATTTTACAAATATTAATACGGTACCAGGTTATACAGAACGTTTACAACCATTGGACGTGTATGCCGTTAATCACAATGTTCTTAGAATAATGTCCGGTATGGGTGGTTTGGCTTATTCTAATTAGTATTCCAACTAGTACCGGGAATACCGGGAATACCGGGAATACCGGGAATACCGGGAATACTTCAATTAATTAATCAAACAAAAATCAATATTAAAAAATAATATTACTTATTAATATTATTAATTAGTATTAATGGGTGGGGGTCTTATCCAATTGGTAGCCTACG